AATCAATTGAGACGCGACAGATGACACTAAAGATAAATCGTTATTTTGAGAAGGAACTTCTTTGTATTCAGCCATTTTTTTGCTCCCTAGCTGCTCTTAAATAAAAGTTGCCAATCTATCTTTTAAGTATTCCACCCTGTCTTTGTTGACGTTGTATTTCTACTATTACTGCTGTTTTAATAGCACTCTGCATCGCATTTGGATCTATGGACGGTGATTTGTCACCATCTTGACTTTCAATCGTTATAGGCACATTTACAGTTGTATTTGTTGTTGGTTGATTAATATTTCCTAGTCCAGGAGATGGGGGAATAACTCCACCACTTGCAAAGTTCATTATGTTTCTTACTTTTAATTCGCTATTGCTTACGTTGCCTCCCATGGCATAGTTCATTACGGATTCAATATTGTTGTTTTTAATTGCTTTATCTAATCCCATCGACTGGAACTTAGCATTGTCAGCAACACTCAACACTCTTTCTCCTGGCGTTAATACTGCTACTACTGGTGTTATTCCTCCATTTGCAGCTTTCTCTCTGACAATTGCTTCATTTAATGATTGAATTATGCCTCCACCAGCATAGTTCTTGATTACTCCTCCTTTGTATTGGCTGGATACTTCGCCTCCATCGTTGGCACTTGGGACTTCGCCGCCGCTATTTCCTCCAAATATTCCTCCAATTGATTTGAATAATGAATCAAGAATCCCTCCTGCTCCTACTAATGATTGCATTAATGATTTGATAGCTATGTTGATAAGTCCGTTTAGCATGTTTTTAGCTAGGTTGTTTAAGACATCGTCTAGTTTTTGGACACCCATTATTACGTCTGTAAGCCCAGCTGATAAATCATTGATCAAAGAATCTCTAACCATTTGACGGATTGTCGAAACTACATCCTTAGCTGCGTTTTTAGACTCTTCTAGTTTTGCTTTGTATTTTTCTTCAATCTCCTTAGTTCTTTCTTCATATTCCTTGTCATCTATATCCCCCCCCTCTTTTTCTTTCTTTGCTTTATCTAGTTCGTCTTGTTTCTCTTTTTTTAAACGCTCTTCATCCATCCTCCGTTGTTCTGCATTTATTTGAAACTGATTGCCACCTTTGTCTCTATATATATTTAATCTTGTTTGAGCCGTTTCTTGTTTCATGGCAATGACAGTTTGCTTAATATCTTTTGTTAAATCTGTCATTAACTTGGTTTGCATTTCTTGGTTTTTCCGTACAAGATCTGTTCTTTCTTCCTCATTCAACAAAACGCTTGCATTAATTTGAGCCTCACGCAAAGCAGTTGCTTTCTCGATTTCATGCCGTCTTGATGCAAATTCATTTTTAGAAAAATTATAGTCAACAGAGTTCATTAAATCTTTTCTTTCAAACCTCCTGTCTACTTCTGTTTTAGTTTCGTTAGCTTTATCAATTTCAAGCTGAGATTGGTTTTGTATTCTTTTTATTCTAGTAATTTCTCTATATTTTTCTATTCTTGCCTCTGCGTCCACTGAGGTTAATAGTCCTTTTGCTACTAACTCCTTTGTGTTTAATTCATATTGTAATAAAGCATCTTCAATTTGAAGTTTTCTCTCTTCAAATTGCAACTCTGGCACTGAACGGATATTTAATAACTGCATTTGGTTAAATGGCATAAGTCCTTCAGCGAAAGAATTTTGTATTTGCGAATCTTGTGTTACAGGGAAATAAGTATTGCCTTCCAATTTGTATTCATCCATACCACCAAATCCAAATTTGCTTCTAGGCTTCATTAGTTCCGTTAAATTATTAAATCTTGGTTCATTGGGGTTTGCTGTTGGCTTTTTCAGCTCTTCAATTAACCGTAAACCCTTCAATTCATCTACTAATTTAGCATTCTCCTTAATACTTTGATTAAACTTTGGTATATCTGAATGCAATTTATCAACATCTATGTTATATTGCTTAATGTCTGAGTCAGTCATCTGGATTGCTTTAGGATATATTTCCTGTAGCCTTGAGATTTCTTTGTCCAATCTTTGTCCTTCCGTCTTTTGCTTTTGAAAGATTTCTTCTAGGTATCCCTTTTGTTGTTCTGGTGTCGTAAAATCAATTGTCCCTACTCGTTTGATACTAAACTTTGGATCTACTTGTTCTTGGAATTTTATTTTCCCCCCAGAATACTCTCCTATCTCTCTACCCTTTTGACTTATATCTAATTCAGCTTGTCTTAAAACATTATCCGAATCTCTTATTTTAGATCTATTCTCATACTCTCTTCTAAGCCTAGACATTGCTTTAGTTAATTTAATCCTTTCTTCAATTTCTTTCTTTTGAACGTCTATCGACTTCAAGGTAGTATCTAAAGTTGCTATATCCACTTTGAATCGAGAGGCTAATCGTTGTTCGTCTTTGTTAAGGCGATCTAGATATTTCTCTCTTTGTTTTACATCTGTGATTTGCTCAAGCCCTTTCCTGAGTGGGTTAAACAAAGCTAACGTATCAGTTAGTTTACCATCGGTTCCTTTTACAAAGGATTGTCTAAGAGAATTTAATCTCTCTTGGATATCTTGTCTTGTATCATTTAACTTATTAAGAGTGTCGGTTAACTTTATGCTTTCGGGTGTTAGTGGATCGGGTAATTTATCAGGAGAATATTCGTTAAGTATGTCAGAAAACGATCTTACTAAACTATTAGTGGAATCCCTAGACTCTCTGATTGTTTTTTTAGTATTTTTAAAGAAATTATCAAGATTACGAATAACTGATGCTTCGTTTTGTTTTCTTAAAGCTTCAGCACGCTTTTTGTTTGCTTCATCTTGTTGTTTAAGAATCTCTTCCCTTTGTTTTTGAGAATCTGCGATAGCACCAGTGTTTACGCCAGCAGATGGAGAAGTAGAGCCAGTATTAGCAGCGCCAGTATTGGCAGTCTCAGGATTATAGCTTCTAGCTCTCTGGAAAGTTTTCATGCTATCGCTATCTCCTACAAATCGCCAGTGCCATGGTTCATAATCTATACCTTGACGATTATTCTGAGGAAAAGATAATTCAAAGCCAAAACGAGCAGCGTTAGATTGTAACCATGAAAATGCTTTTGTTTTTTCAAATGTGGAATTGAGATTAGTTCCTGGTGCTGCTTTATCACCAATATCGACAGCATATCCTGTATGATGCTCACTATAACCCGGAGGAGCGCTAACTTTTGCTCTTTGTTCTGGAGTTTGATTGCGTTGGGCAGCTACTCCAAAAAACAATTGTCGTTGCTGTTGAATGGAACGAAAACCAGAAATAGGAACTAGAACTACACCTTCCTCTTTAGCTCTTCGTGCCATGTATTCAAATTTTTCAGCAGCAATTTGCCGTAGTTTAATTTTCCCGTCAGTTGTGATAGGACTTAGCTCTTTCAGAGGTGCTTCGTTATAAGCTAAATGCCCATACTTGCTTTCATTGTTACTTGATGTGGTGTTTGACGCACTCCCTGCTCTAGCAGAAGCTGATGGCACAACAGCAGATATTGGCGTTTGCCCAGTTATAAAAGGTGTAGGATCTATTGCCCGTCCATTAACCCTTATCTCAAAATGCAAATGAGGGCCGGTGCCTACTCCTGTATTGCCTAATTTTCCTATTTGTTGTCCAGCTTGAACAACGTCCCCAACCCGAACCAACATTTCAGATAAGTGTGCATATCGCGTTTCAAGTTTTTTATTGTCTGGTGTTGTATGTTCTATGTAAATTACCTTTCCATAGGCACCCTGAGTTTTAGCAATTTTTACTATGCCAGGTAAGCTAGAAACAATAGGTTCCCCAATTTGTCCAGCAAAATCCCTTCCTGCATGCCTTCTACCAGGACGAGGATCTCCAAAGTGCCCCCCGGGTACAGTCCTTCCTCTGTTTGGGTGCGGATGCACAAAACTACTAACGCTAGATGGTGGGTTTTGTGATGCACCGAAAAAACTAAATAAAGAAGAAAACACGCCTTGAACACCGTTAGAGTTAGATGAATTACTAGATGTCGAAGAGTTGTTAGTAGGAGTTGATGGAGCCGGTGTTGCATTAGAATAAGGATCTATTTTTATGCCCGCAGATCTCTCTAATAAATCAACAGTTTGTTGCAAGCTAACATTCATATTAGAAACAGATTCATTAGCTTTTACCATATTTTCATTTAATTTTTCGGTGTTTTTATTAGCCTCCCCCGACTCTTTAACAGTTTGTTGAGTCTGTTGAGTTACTTTTGCCGCTGATGCTCTAACTGCATTTATTAAAGCCTCTAGTTCTTTGCTTGATTGTCTAAAAGCTTGTTTCATATCAGACTCAATATCTTCTGTGACTCCAATAATGTCTTTACCAGAAGGCAATGTCCTTATAAGTTCTCTTGCTTCTATTTGGCTATCTTTAATTCTATTTTTAAAATCTAAGCTAGTTCTTTCAGTATCTATTTGACTTAAAGCGGTTTGGTTTAATTGTTCTATGATAGATACCAACCCATCTATATATCTAGTAAATTCAGTGTCTCCTAATCCGGTTAACGCTTCATTAATTTTGGTTTTAAAGTTAGCGTTTTGTATTTCTTGGTTAGCTTTTTTAATCTCTAATCGCCCTTGATCTATCTCTTTAGTAACAGAACGAACGTAATCATCTACCTGTTTTTGTTGTTGTCTTAAAGACTCTTTTAAATCATATCTGCTTTTAGCTAATGAACTGCGAGCGGTAGCAAGGCTCGTGGCATCATCTTGAGTTTGTTTTCTTAATTCAGTTATTTTATCTTTAGCTTCAGTATTAAGATTGCTATCAGGTATTGTACTGAGTAAATCCAAAGCTGCCTTTCTCATTGTGAATAAACGAGACAACCCAGACACTCTTTGTTCTTGTGATATTATCCCAGATCTCCGTGTTGCATAATCAACATCCCCAGGATTAGCACCGGAGCTATATATCCTTTCCTCTCTAAGTGCAGTAGATCTATCAATGTTTGCAGAAAACCTGTCGTAAGCAGCTTGAAATCTATTTAATGCAGATAAAGTATCTTTGTAAACTTGTTCTAAAGGATTAACAGGGACACTTTTTTCAATGATTTGCTTTGCTTCCTGTGCAAAATCTTTCATCTCTTTAGCTATTTGCAGATAAGCACCTCTCACGGGTGCTGGAACAGTTTTTGCCGCATCCTCTAGTTTTTTCGCTTCTTCCAGTAAAACATTAGCCGAATTAGCGTTGGCTTCTACATCCTTAGCCAACTCTTTTCTTAATGCAAGTCTCTGAACTATTTGTTTAGATAAATCCGCAGCCCTCTTTTTTGACTCTGGGGTATTTTGTTGAGTTGCTTTTGATTTTTCAACAGATAAACCTAATACTTCTATGTCAATTTGTTTTAATCTATCAGCAACGTCTTTTACCCTAGCTTTATATTTGTTTTGAGTTTCCTTGGTTAACCCTAAGTTACCAAATTCTTTTTTGCTACTTTGTAAAACAGAATCAAAGTAATCTAAATTATCAATTACCTGTTTAACTCCAAGTGTAATATCGTAATCAGTATCAGATATAAGTCCTTTTATATCATATTTTTTAAGAATTGCTTTTTGTTTAGGAGAGATTTTATCAGTTGCATATTCTCCCCCGAATCCAGTATTAATATTTTTATCAAGGCCACGCCTCCTGTTTTCCCCTTCTCTCTGCGCTACAATCTCTTCGTATTTGTTGTACTCCATTAACCCCAAACTGTTTTTATCTATTTCACCTCTTAATGCTTTATTTACATTTTTGACAAAATCGTCTGTAGTATATCCTTCTTCTTTCATCCCAAAAACATAAAAAATATCAAGCTGAAGCCCTTTTGAGGGAATAGAATCAGCAACGTTTTTATATCCTTTAGCCAACTCCTTGCTGCTTTTTTGGTTAACTTTAGAAGCTTCATCAACTTTTGCTAATGAATTACTAATACTTCCCAAAGCTCCATTAACAGATCTAGCCATTTCGCTAATGCTTTTCTGCATGGGGTTAGAAAAATCACTTCTAGCTAAAAACATAAAGGCTAGTGCTATACCAGCTTCTATCCCAATTTTTGCTAAGCTTTTTAATGATTTCATTAAACCTGCAAGCATTTGAGACAAAGCTTGTCCCCATGCTGCTCTAGCGCTACTTGCAAGCATTCCATCGGAGCTAAATAAAAGAGTAAATGCTTTTATAATTCCAACAGATGTAATTGTTTTCCCCAGTGAAGTAAGTGATGCTCCAATTGCGTTTAAGCCTCCAACAACACCTTGAGTCCATGCAAAATTTAGAGCAGCTTTTAGCCCTTTAAAACCATTTCCTACAAGTTGGAATAATCCAACAAAAGAAGCCCCAATTCCTTGCCAAAATCCAGCCTTAAAGCCAGCTGTTATATTTGCCATAAAACCTGCAAACGCTGCTTTTGTTGCGCTAATTCCATCTATAAAACCACCAAATATTGCAGATGCCCCGATTGTGGCTGGAAGCTGCTTAAAAAATCCAGTAAAAGAAGCCCATAGCCCTTTCATCTGAGTAGCTATTGTTGTTTTGGCAGAATAAAAAGCATATGCTATTTCATCTTGTAATCTAGTTCCTATGGGTGAACGTTGTTTAGACTCGACTTGAGCAGATAAGTCAAAAGTGTTTGTGAATAAAGACTGTATTCCTTTTGGAGAAATTGCTTCATTTTTCATCCCTACTAAAGACACTCTTATCCCATTAAGTCCCTGTAATAACCCCTTAAACATTGGCATCCCAAAATGTTTTGTAAGGGTAATTAATTGCTCAAACATTAAAACTAAAGCAAGCAGTTCAATTACACCAGAAGGAATAACTTTAGTTATATTGCCGATTCCATCAATAAAAGACTTAAAGGGGTTTTCACTTGGCTTTCCTACAATAGTATCAAACAACCCTTTCCCAGTAATTTTTCGTTTTACACTATCCAAACTACTTAAAAACCATAGAATTCCATTACTTACGCCTTCATACATGTTTTGCATTAATGTCTTCTGAGCGCCTAAAAAATCATCTAAAACATCAGCTAAAATGCCTAAGAAAAATGGCCCTAACGCACCCATAAGCGCGGCAATACCCGCCGTTAACAAACCAGATATATTCATTAAAAAAGTTTTTACTGGGTTCATTTTTAATAAGAAAACTAACCCAACTCCAAGAGTGGCAGTTACACCAATAACAAAGGAGCTAAAAATTTTGATTATATCGTCTAGGATTGCATTTATTGCGGACGCTATGTTTGAAAAGATATCAACTACAAACGAAAATAATCCACCAAAAGCATTGACTAATTTAATAGACATTTCCATCCCAATGTTTTGCAATCTAGTTAGTGAGATAGAAAACCCTTCAGCTCCTTTTGCCGCCCCGCTATAGTCTATTTTTAATTGTTTTGCAACTTTGGGTAATACTTCTTCTGCTAGCAAACTACCTGCTGAGGACATTTCTATTAATTGGGGTATAGAAATGTCTAGTGCCTTTGCAAATATACCCATAGCGGGAGGGAATCTTTCACCCAGCTGCTGTCTTAATTCTTCCATGGAAATTTTGCCCTTGGACAGCATTTGAGTATAAGCCATAAATACTAACTCAGCGTCTTGCCCAGATATTCCTAGCGCGCCTAGTGATGCACTAATACCTTCAAATAAATCCCTAGCGCCTTCACCTTCTAATTTTGTTCCTCTAGCTGCAATAGCAATTTGGCTGTAAGCCTGAGTAGCTGCTTTAGCTGGAACGTTTAAGGCTTTGGCTGTGTTCATTGCATAATTAAGCTCTGCTTTCCCGCCTTCTTTTGAGCCACCCAAAAAGTTTAATCGTCTTTGTAATGGCTCTAACTCCAGCATGGCTTTAACAAGAGACTGTATTTGATTTCTAACCATAAATACAGCCCCACCAATAGCTCCAAATAACGGAAGCAAAGGTGTTACCAATGGTAATAAAGTTGTGGCAAAAGTTGTGATAGGAGCAAATACACTAGCGGCAGAAACAATAAATGAAAGCATATTCTTTTGAATATCCTCCCTTTCGTCTGGCGCAAAGTTTTTCATTTTATCTCGCTTGAATTGAGCGCCAATTGCATTCCAGAAATCTTTAAAAACGTTTTTAGGTACGACTATACCTCTTTTCCATTGAGTAACTATCTGATCCCAAATTTCTTTTGGGTTTTCAGCTCCTAATGCTTTTCTAACTTCTCTTTTAACGTCAGAACCAACATTTTTCCAGTTGGCAACAGCTTCATTAAACCCTTTAATTATGGCTTTACCAATATTTAACCCTTCCTGAGTAAATGCTTTGTGAAAAGCAGATATACCCAAAAGCAGAGCTGTTATTGCCATTTTTACCTGAGCTGTGTCTATTTTTATCCCCATAGTTGCGGCAACGTTTTGAAGCCCACTCGTCTTAAATAACTGTTGGGCTGTACGTGCTGTCATATTAACAGCGCCTTCAACATTCCCAGACGCATAAGCATTGGCTATCCTAACAGCTCTACCACCCAATCCATTGGTAGCAGAAAGCATTCCAGAATCAACAATTTTATTTATTAAAAAGTCTCTAATACTGTTAACAATCTTGCTATTTTTTTCTAAAATCCCTCTCAATAAATTACTATTCCCAGGGTTTTTAATAGTAAAACTATCAAACAGTGTTCTTAAAACTTGTCTAGCTAAGTCTTTAGCACCTGTTCCTTCTATACCAATAGAACTTATGTTTGTTTTAATTTGATTTTGAAGAGTTTGGGTTAAATTTTCCCTAGGGACATTTTCCCCAAGTGCTGGTAATTTATCGCCATACACAGAACTAGCAAAACCAGCTACTTTTCGTCCAGCTTGCGCTAAAAAGGGTATGCTAGACAACGTTTTAAAAAATGGGTTTTCGCTACCTATAAACAATCTAAATAGCTTGCTTATTCCAAAAGCTTGTCCCCCTTTATCTCCCATTTTATCTTCCCTGCCTAAATCAATTCCTGTAACAGACTTGATGACAGAAGGCAACAACCCTCCTGGCTGGAAGATGTTGTTATTTTTTAAAAGATTAGAAGCAAACTGCCCTATCTTTCCTGCTTTATCACCTATCAGCCCTGGCAATAATGGCGCTAGAAGCGGCAGTAAATTAGTAAGATTAGCGCTACCACCAGTTACCATTTCAAACAGTTTAGGAGCCATTTTGAACAAACCCAGGCTAGAAAGTGCATTCATACGCCCTGTGTCCATAAAGTTTTTCTCAATCATGTTTTGGAGGCTCTTCCCAACAGCTTTACGAAGATAGCCTCCTAGAGAAAAAATGCCCACTCCTTGTCCAGACGTGCTTGAAAACCCGTCTACAATACTGTCAAATAGTTGCTTAAATACAGATTGCTTGCTAGTTGCAACAGCACTTCCAGATTCTTTGACTATAGAGCTTACAGTCCCAAACCCAACGTTAACACTTTGGGCTTTTTTCCGAGAAAATTTATACGCATTTAAAATACTTTGTTGTATTTCTTTATCAGTCATTCTACCGGACGATACATCAGCAACAAATTTTTGTAATTTTTTGTCTATAAGATTTTTCTGTGCAGCATAAAGACTCTTTTGGGATTGAGATATCCCAGGAGTATTCATTAACTCATCTATCCGTTTTTTATATTCTTCTGATATTTTATGGCTTGCTAATAATAGAGTAGAAACCTTCTTAGATGAGTTTCTTATAAGAGGTAAAATATTCTGGTATCTTAATTCAGGAGCATTTTTATCGTAATTCATTAAAACATCAAAATCTGACTTCGCTGCCTTTGCTATTTGATTTTGTTGTTTTTTACTAAATCCTAAATAGTGCATTGTATCTTTATTAGGCTTCATAACTTTGGATCTTAAATAATCCATTGCTTCTGCCTCGCTACCAAATTTTCCTTGCCTATAAGACTTAGCAAAGTCTTTCAAGTCTGCATCTATTTTCTTTTTAGATCTTGCAAGCATGCCCTTTGAAGATTTAGTAAGAGCTGGATTATTCATTTCTTTATCAACAAACTTTTTATATTCTTGAGATATTCTATGAAATGAATAAACTAATGATGCTGTAGCTCCATCCTCAAAACCTTTTCCAAAGTCAAGCCCCACCCCTTTCATTATCAAGGAGGGTGATGATATGCGCAAAACTTTTTTGACACTTTTAACTAACGAAAAGAATGACTCTGAGATAACTTTGCTTTTAGAACCAAAATTACTAAACCCATTCAAAAATCCTTCTACTAAATTAAAGCCTATTTTCAAGAAACTTTTTGGTAGTCCTTGAGGGATAATGCCTGATATTCCTTTTAATAAATTTCCTCCTAATTTACTAAAAATACCTTGAGGCATTATAGACAATATTCCTTTAGGTATAACTTGCCCTATTTTAGAAAAAATATTTTTAAATCCAGTAGGTAAAACCGCTAAAAACTGGTTAGAAATCATTGACAATAAAACATTCCCAACTCCTTTCAAGTCAAAGTTTTTTAACATTGAAAACATGTCATTGTCTAATTGTTCTTCAACACCATTATTTAGTCGCTCCTCATCTTGTAGTGGCTTACTTCTGCTTTTTTGCCTAAACCTACTTTTAGACTTTTGTTTGGCTTTATCGCCATACATATAATTAAGAAAGTCTGGATGTGTAAAAACAGTTTCTTCATTTATTGGCTTGTTTTCTTTTTCTAACTGCTTATAAATTTTGGAGTAAAGCCTTTTCAACTCTCTTTCTTTTTTAAGCGGTACTTGTCTTTGCTGTACATAGCTTTGCCCTCCAATTATGTCGTGTAAGCTATCACTTACTTTTATTCCACCACTAGGATTAATGCTTACCAAACCAGACGTTCTTCTTTTAAATTCTTTGTCAGACATTGCACTAAGATTAGACTTCGTGACATTAACGTGCCTGCCATCGCTTTCCAATAATACCTCTTTCCTGGCAATAGCTTCTGCCTCTATTTGTTTTCTGGTTTTACCTAGATTTGTATGCCTTGTGTACCCGCCCAAGTCATCTTTTTGGAGATTTAATGATTTTGCAATAGCAGGGAATTTATCTAATAAAGAGATTAATTTAGAATTTATACTAGCAGGCAATGGAATGGTAACACCTTCCGGAAAGCTCCTTTTTTGTTTTGACTTTGCACCTGCCCAATCATAAACATCTACTGCATTTATCCCAGTTTTTGTTTTAACTACACCAAAACCCCCAAGAGTTAGTTGCAGCGATCTAAGATCTTTCAAAAGTAGATCAAACTCAGGTTTTTTACTTGAATTAGCAAATTTAGATTCACTGTCAAACGCGCCTAAGTAACCATAGCCAGACTGTTGCTTACCTTTATCAGCTAGAAAAACACTAACAGCATCTATTATAGGGGATAAAGAGTTTTTATCATTAAACTTAATTACATCTGTATTTCCCCTATAAAATTTACCAAGATGAGACATTGGGATATTCTGCTCTACAGAAGTAGGTTTCCTGCCTAAAGCCGGCAATACCGTTGACAATATTTTGCTGTTTGCAATTAAAAAACTACCTATATCTTGAGATAATTCATTAGAACCTTTTGAGCCTTTTCTTGAGTTTTTAAAAACTTGTTTTACCTTGGTTGCATAGGCTTTATTCTTGTCATCAACAGCATTCTCTATTAAGCTGTCCAAAGACTCCGCGCCTTGCTCTGTTGTGTCTTTAACGGTAGAGATTACTTCGTCAGCAGCTTTTTTTACATTAATTTTATTTGTAACTAAACCAATAGCCAAACCCGCAGCTATTGCAGCACCAATACTAATAAAAACTTTAGAAGGTGAAGATATGCCTAATATTTTTTTGAATGCAACTATATATTTTTTAGCTTCTTCTTCCCCAAGTGTTTTAAATGCAGATGAGTTTGTCTGAATTCCTTCCTGATTTGCTTTAGCTATCAAATCAGCTTCTTTTTTTACTTTTAAATATGATTTACTAACTTCTTGTTTAACACTTTTTTCGCCTGCGCTAATCGGTGATTTAGCTTGCGCTATTTCATTTATTTGTTGTGGAGTTGCATTTAAGCTTTTAGCTTCCGCCATTAGCTTTTCTACTGCTTTTCTACTGTCACTACTTACTTTTTTAAAGTCCTGATATACTAAAGGAATAGTGCTATAGTCACCTATGCTTGCATTAGAATCTATAACATTTTTTATTGTTTTATTATATTTGCTTTGTGCTGTTTTAATTTTTCTAGATTGAGCTATAATATCTTCTAGAGACTTTGATTCAGTCTGAGGTTGATCAATTTTTTGAGCAGATTGCTTAGACGTTTTTATAGCTTCTTCCAATACGCTATCTATTTCTTGCCCTACTTCTATAACAGACTCAATAGCTTCTTTTACTTTTTGAGGTATTTCATTAAAAATAGATAACTTTTTAAGCTCTTCTCTAGCAGTCCTATCAATCTCTTCAATAGGTACAGTTTCAGATTGTGGCTTAGGTTTTTTGGGCTTTTGAGGAAGTGGATCAAGTGGTATTGGCTGAGCGGGATTATCGCTAGTTTTTGTTTTTTGCTTTGCCATTGCAGACTGAACAATGCCTGCCATTTTCAGTCCAGTATTTATAGCCAGTCCGGTTGCAATAGACTGGAAAGCTTGCCCAGGTGTAGAAAAGGTTTCTTGAGGTGTTTTGGTGTCACAAGGGGGAATACACGTTTTGTTATTCTGTGTTGGGGGAGTATCTTGCTTAGTTTTACTTATGGGCTTTACATTTACTCCCATCATTTTAGAAAATGAATTTCCCATTTTCTGTCCCATGTTTTCCATGTTTAGCCCCATAGTTTCACCCAAGGACTTTCTGAAACCAGAGGACAATTCTTTACCAAAATCATTGGTAAATCCCTCAAAAAAACCTGTCAATAAGTCTTGCCCTGGCTTTAAAACAACCTCTATTGCCTTTGATGCTACTTCAGCTTTGGAATCATCAGCAGCGCCAGAAAATCCATCCTTGACTTCTTTAACAAGATCTTCAATACTTCTACCTGTCCCTGGAGAAGCTGATGAATCTGTCTTAACATCTGCTTTGGAAGCTCCACTAGAAACAGATTTTTCTACAATTTTTTCTATTAAATCGCCAGATTGTTCTATCCCTCTCTGCATCCCCGCTTTAAAACCCCTTTCTACTGCGGATGCTACCTGATCTTCTATGTCGTTTTCATTACTTAAACTTTTATATTTATATTCAATTTCAATGGTATGTTTTTTAGTGGTTTTGTGCAGTAATTCATTCAAATCCGTCAGAAGCGAATCATCCACAGAAACCGTAACAGGATTTTGCTTAAAAAACTCATTTACCTTTTTTAAATGCTTGACTTTAGAATCTAAATGCTTATTTAAATTAGTTAGCTCAGAATCATCAACACCAATTGACAAATTAGATGAAAAAGCAGATTCCATCTGCTTTACAGCATCTAAGGCACCCTTTTTTGCCGCAGCAAGATTTCTGTTAAATTCATCTGTGTCTAGGGATAATTCAACTATTAACTCACCTAAGTTAGCCATAATTTTACCAATTATATATATACAATGTTGCCAAAATAAAAGCTGTTTATTAATAAACAGCTAATGGCATAATAAGTTAAAACTGGCAATAAACAGCCCCTGACGCTAGCGCCACTTCCGCTTTATGTAGTTCAATGCCAAGATAGGCCGCATGTTCTGCTAATATGCTGGGATTATCTGCAAGTATCTTGTCACACAGTTTAGATGAAGACTTGCCTGAGTATTTTTTTACCTCTTCCCCACACTTGGTAAATTGAGTGACAACTATTATGCCATCATCAATTTGTATAACAAAATTGCCAACAGCATCTCTAAAAGCTTTTTTGTCATACAAAGACTGATAATGAGACAAAACAATATCGTCAGCAGCATTCCAACAGTCTTCATAAATATGCGCACTTTGACTAATAACTGTTAACGCACCTATGTCTAAGTTTGGGTAAGTACTTGATAACTTGTTAAAAATGTAATATTGCAATGAGCGCAGTCCCATAGCGTTAGACACCCAAGCAGAAAACATATCATTGCTTCTGAGTGTAGCTGTCATGCATAACTCATTGTTGTAAATTTTCACCCAAATATGATTCAAGCAAGGTGGTGACTGAGAAAAAATATCAGTAGTAGCGTCCCAAAGATTAATCACTAATCTGTTAGAGATTTGACTTGTTTTAAGCATGTTAATAACATTCTCAGTCTGATTAACACCAAAATACTCATTAATCCTAGTTCCATAGCTGTTGCTATTATCACCAATGCATAATATTTGCTGCACATATTTGTTTACAAACTCTTTGTTTGTGGGTAAATAGTTTGGTTCTGGGAATATTAATTCTTCTGGCTCATCAGTGATAATTGTCATTAAATTCAATATTTCTTGCCAATAAATACCACTAGAACTTATGCTTATTTTGCCTGTATTTCTAATTCTATGAAGAATTTTAACCCAAGCCTGGTGGATGTAATTTGCCTCTATTCTGTGTCCATTTAACTCTCCCGGACATATTATTGTTGTTGCTTTCTGCTCTGGGAAAGTCATTGGATTACTCCAAGGGTTCAACTCTATCTTGAAAACAGCATCAACAAAATTTTTGAGTCTATAAATATCTTCAAAAGCATAGGCATGGACATTGTTCCTGACTCTGTTGAGAACATCTTCTGGTATCTCAATGTCTATGTAACCAAATCGATTAGATTTGATTACCCAGGCATCTCTCCCCGTGTTGGTTTTACCAGCGGTAAATCCAAAAGTAAAGAAGTCTAGTAAACACTCTATTGAACCAGCGTTTTTATCAAACTCAGAACAATTAAGCAACAACAAATATCTGATATTAGGATTAGCCAGTAGATTACGGATTAATATATTTATGCCTGGCGTGCATGAATATAATTGCTTCATCACATAGTAAGAATCAGCCGGAATATGTTTTGCGACTTTAGCCACTGGTGTCCAACCAGTGGCAATAGCTATAGTTTTGTTCATGTTGTTATGTTATGGATTGGCATTACACATCTAGACTGATTATCAACTAAAGCAGTGGG